GTCAGGGCAATGACCCGCAGTACGTCAAGCATCCCACCACATGGCTGAACGCAGGAAGCTGGGCCGATGAGCCAGATCGTGACTACCGCCAAGCCGCACCCGCCAACGGTTTCAGATCGGGCGCTGATGCGGTCCTTGCCGCAGGTCGTCGAGCGTTTGCTCGGCATGCTGACCCCGTTCGGGGAGTACCCGGCGACGGCTTCGATTTCTTCGGAACTGCGGCAGCAGATGGTCAGGGCGGCGGGCAGCCTGGAGGCGACGATGGGCGAGAAAGACCTTGGTCGGGAGGCGAAGGCGGTGACGCTCCTGCTGTCGTCTTTCTCCCGCCAAGCCGCGTCGGCAGAGGCATCTGACTTGCTGTTCGCCGGCTACGAAATGGCGCTGGAGGGCGTGCCGAGCTGGGCTGTGGAAGAGGCCGTTCATGGTTTCATCACTGGCCGACTTGGCAGGCGTGACTTCGCCCCGTCGCCGCCGAACCTGCGGATCGCTGCGGATCAGGAGGTCAAAATCCTCCGCGGAAAGATCATCACGCTCCGCAAATTGGCCGCAGCCCGCGTCGAGGGCAAGCCAACCGAAGAGCAACGCCAGCGCCTGGCCGAACTCATCAAAGGCCTGCGCTGGAAGACGATGGACGAGGAAGAGGCGCCGACAGCAGCATGACGACAGCCGAAATCGCCGAAAAATCTGCATCCGCCTCGGCCAATGTCTCGACAATCTCTGTCGAGAAACGCCTAGACAATGGGCGCGATTTCATGGCCGTTTCGGTGGCCGCCGTCGAGGCGATCCGCGAACGCAGCCACTGGTCGATCGCCAAGCTGTGCCGCGTTTCGGGTGTCAGCGACATGCACTATCGCCGGGTGCGGCGCGGCGTGCTGCCTGAGACAACGGCGCTGATCGCCAAGCTGAACGTCGGGATCCGGCGCTTGCAGGCGAACGACCTGATCGAGCAGCAGCCCGCGCCCCGCATCATCGAGCAGGGCAGCGCCTACGCCACCATCGCCAAGGGCTTGCAGCGCCGCCGCATGGAACTCGGCCTCACCTGCGAGCAGGTCGATTACCTCGCCGGTTTCCACGGCGGCTACACCGCGAAGTTGGAGAACTGGGACGAGCCGTCGGGCCGTGGCTTCGGCGAAATCTCCTGCGAGCCCTGGTGCCAGGCGCTCGGCGTCGAGCTCGCCGTGATCGAGGGCGTTGTTCCGATGGCCACGCGCCGCATGATCAACCCCATCCCGCCGGCGGAACTGGCGAGGCGCTACGACGCCAACCGCAAGCGCCACGAGGCGAGGCAGCGCACCATGGAAGCCAAGAGGCAGGCAAAGGGAACAGGGCAATGATCGTCGTGGAACTGGGCCAGGATTACGAGCGGACGATCGATGAGCTGATCGCGATCAGGGACGGCGACATGTGCGAGGACCAGGAAATGTGGGAGGCGTACTGCGACGCCTGCGACGAACTCGTTAAGCGGCAACTCGTCCGCGATTTCACGCTCGACCTCCAGGACGAGCTCAACGACGCAGGGCTGGTGGTGGTGCCGGCGGATGCGTGGGAGCACCTGCTGCAGTACGACGGGGAGCCGAGATGACCGCCTCAGCCCCGCGACAGCTTGCGATCGCGATCACCCATCATCAGGTCCAGCACGCGCCGCTGCTGTTCCTTGGAGGGCGCCGGCTTGCGCGGTTTCGTGCGCGGGTTCTCCCAGTCGTTGACGTACGCCGTTGCATCTCGCGCCGCGCGGTCGTCCGCCCGCATACGGTCGTTCTCTCGCACCTTACCCCAGTTCATGCGTGCCATGTCTCGCATCTCCTTCGACAGTCTCAACGCCCGGCGCACACCAACCGAGAACTCGCCATCGCCGATCTCCAGCGCCCATTCGACCGACGCCTTGTCCAGGCTCATCGCCTTGCGCACGGTCTCGGACGCTCCGTCCTTCGCCTTTCGGCCCGCACCAGGGCGAGCCCCGCCGCGCTTCGGTTTGTCGCTCATCGGCGGCTAGCTCCTGTCTGAAAGTCGACACAACAATCAAATCGCGTCAATCAGTCAATGACCTCGTTTCCACAGCAAAGACAGCCGCAAATGCCGCCCTGTGCGCTGCAGACCTTCACAAATCGCGCGATCTCTCGCGTCGCTCCCCTCGCGCGTACGCCCGCTCGCCTCTCGGCTCAGCCCTGCATCAAGGGAGACGCCAAGTGACCGACCAGGCGCTCGTCGAGACAGACGTCCCCTCCGATCACATGACCGCGCTCACCGACAAGCAGCGCGCCCTGGTCGAGGCCCTAGTGCATGACGGGCTGAAGTGGAAGATCGCCGCACAACGCGCTGGACTGTCAGAGCGTCACGCCCGAGACGTCATCCGCATGCCGGCGGTCCTCAAAGCCGTCAGACTGGAGACGCAGGTGCTCAGGTCGAGCCTGAGGCCGCGCGCGATCGCAAACATGGCCCAGATCGGCGACCAGAGGCGCAACCTGACGGCCGCAGTCCAGGCGAACGCGCGGCTCATGGGCGAGGAAGACGCAGCTCGCGCGGCGATCAACATCAACATCACGCCGGGCTACGTGATCGACCTCGGAAAGGCCGAGCGGCCGACGATCGAGGTCGATTACGGCGAGGTGATCAGGGTGGACGGGGCGGACATCAGCGGGAGTGATGAGTGATGTGGTGGGTGCCAGTTGGTTGCGGGAGCACGCAACAGAATAGCCCCCACCACAGGCGGAATGTGGGTGCGCGCTCGGCTCCGGCTGGCGGGTCGACGAGGCACCCCACCCCCTCGATGATCGCGGGCGCGAGGGAGGGGTGGCCCCGGGAAAAACGGGGTCGCGGCGCGCAGTTCGTGACTTGCACGCGCCTCTCCCCTCCGACACTCCTGGACGGTTTTCAGATTTTTCGGCGGCAAAAACTTCCGGAGGTTCGGCATGGATGACGCGGCGCGGACGTCCGAACTGCTGCAGCCGAAGAGGTTCCGGGTTGCCTCCGGGTTTCAGGTGGCGCGGTTGATGCTGTGCGATCTCGATGGCGAGGACGGGCCGGTGACGACGTATCGCATCACGTGGGAGCTTGAGGGCGGTGGGATCGAGGCGAGCCGCGATTTTCCGATCAGCGATCCTGACGACGAGGATGTGGTGGCGCAGGCTTGGGCTGATGCCGTGACGGCCTACGACCTGGCTGACCGGACGGTGCGCAATGGGCCGTGGAGGGTTCCGGCATGAGCGCGCTGATCCCGCACCCCGTGACGATCCTGCTGGCGCTGCTGTGCGCGGCGGTGACGATCCTGCCGCTGTGGAGCGCGATGCCGTGAGCGCTGAGATCGTCGAATTCCCAACGCAGAGCGTGGCCGATATTCCTGGGCTGCTGCGCAACATCGCCGATCAGGTCGAGGCCGGCCAATTCGGCAACCCGGCGTGCGCCGTGCTGGTGATCGAGGGTACTGCCGGAGACTGGCCGGCAGTGTTCGGGCTGGGCGGTGAGGCGATACCGCCGCGGGCACTGTGGCTGCTCGAACTCGCGAAGGGCTTTCTCGTCGCCAACCACGTCGAGCGCGCATGAACGCCCCCGCCCGCCAGATCGAGCGCGACGAGCACGGGCGGCCGATCTACCGGCCCGATGGCGCGGTGCTGCGGGAGTTCCTGCGAGACCGGAAGTCGCGCGTGAAGGTGCTGCGCGGGCCGATCGGCTCGGGCAAGTCGCGGGCGTGCTGCCAAGAGATTTGGCAGCGGGCGTGCGAGCAGCAACGCGGGCCGGACGGGATCCGGAAATCGCGCTGGGCGATCGTGCGCAACACCTATCCGGATCTTGAGGGGACGACGGTCAAGACGTGGTTGGAGACGTTCCCGGAAGAGATTTACGGGCGGTTCGTCTGGGCCAAGCCCTTCACGCATCACATCCAGGTCGGCGATGTGGACCTCGAGGTGTTTTTCTTCGCCCTCGACAAGGATGAGGACGTTCGCAAGCTGCGCTCGCTCGAGCTGACCGGCATCTGGTTCAATGAGGCGCAGTACATCGAGAAGGTGCTGGTAGACGAAAGCGACAGCCGCGTCGGGCGATACCCGCCGATGTCGTCGGGCGGCCCGACCTGGCACGGCATGATCCTCGACATGAACGAGCCGGGCGAGGATCACTGGCTGCCTTTGATGATGGGCGAGGTGGACTTTCCGGACAGCATGTCGCCGGAGGAGCGGCGGGCCTATCGCAAGCCCGACAGCTGGGCCTATTACCCGCAGCCGCCGGCGCTGGTGGAGGTGTTCGGCGAGGATGGGAAGTCGATCATCGGCTACAAGGTCAACCCGGCGGCCGAGAACACGGCGTGGCTGGTGAAGGGCTACTACCGCAACCTGATCCAGGGCAAGAGCAAAGCCTGGATCGATAGCCGTCTCATGAACCGGATCAGCGTCTATGTCGACGGCAAGCCGGTGTGGACGTCGTTCGTCCCGGAGACGCACGTCGCGAAGGAAGTGCTGCTGCCGGTGCCGGGCTACCCGATCCTGGTCGGGCTGGACTTCGGACGCTCGCCGGCGGCGATCTTCGGGCAGGAGATCAACGGGAAATGGCGCATCCTGGCCGAGCTCGTCATGTACGACGTCGGCGCCACGACCTTCGCGCCCGAGGTCAAGCGCGTGCTCGACACGCGGTTCACCGGCTACCAGTTCCGGCTGTGGGGCGATCCGAAGGGCCGGGACAAGACGCAGGCGGACGAGCGGACAGCCTATGACGTGTTCGCGAGCTTCGGCATGCCGGTGCAGCCCGCGCCCGTGAAGCAGAACAACATCCAGACGCGCATCGAGGCGGTGGAATTTACGCTCAACCAGATGCGCGACGGCGTGCCACGGTTCCTGCTGTCGCCGGCCTGCCGGGTGCTCAAGGTCGCGATGGCGGGCAAGTATCACTTCCGGAAGATCAAGGCGACGGGCCGCTATTCAGAGGAGCCCGAGAAAGACAAGTATTCGCAGCCCGCCGACGCACTGCAATACCTGCTGATCGGCGGCGGCGAAGGCCGGGCGATGACGGGACACCCGGCCAATGCGAACGCGAAGGCGGTGAACACGCGGCACGGCCGCAGGTCTTTGAGGCGAGGCCGGTGACGCCTGACGAGGCCCCGATCGGCGCGAGCCCGGCCCGCTGGTGCCTGTGCTTCTTCCGCAAGACGTCGATGCCCTGGTTCGACCGCTGGTTCCCTGGCCGGTACAAGCACGTGTCGGCCATGGGATACGTGCAGGCGGCGAACGTCTGGCTCTTCCTTGAGCCGTCGATCACCGGCACCACGCTGATGGCCGAGACCGACGGCCCGCGCGCCAATGCGCTGGTCAACCACTGGCTGGACCATGCGGACTGGCTGCTGATGGTGCCGGTCGACCGCCGGCCGCCGGTGCTGAATTTCCTCGGCGGCTGGTGCGTGCCGACCATCGCACGGCTGATCGGGCGCGGCCATGGTGCGTTGAGCCCCGACGGCCTCTGGCGACGATGCAGGCCTTACGCTCTGGAGGTCTGCCAGCATGAAGATGGGCGCGCCGAAACAGGACCCGATGCTGACGGCGCAGCAGCAGCGGTCCCGGCAGGATCAGCAACAGGCGATCCAGGATAACCTCGGGCAGCAGACGCTGGACATGATGCGGCGCTTCGGCTCGCGCTCGGCGCTGTCCGGATCGTCGATGACCGCGCCGATGGCCCGCATCGCCGGGACGGGCTACTGATGGCGGCTCCGCTCGAAAAAGAGGCAGTCCAGCGCCTGCAGGACGCGAAGCAAATCCGCGCGCTGTGGGACCCGGACTTCCGCGAGGCCTATTTCTTCACTGCCCCGCACCGGATCGCCCCGAACCGGACGTCCTCGACGCAGGAGGCGCAGACCGCGATCGCCCGCAACACGAACGGCGACGGCCGCGGCGACACGGACAACCCGAGCGAACTGCAGACCGGGATCGGCTTTGAGGTCGCGACCGACTTCGCGACGACGCTGCTGAATGCCTTCGTGCCGCAGACTGAGAAGTGGTGCGAACTGTCGGCCGGGCCCGACGTCGATCCGGGCATGGAGCAGCAGATCAAGGCGCAGACGACGAAGCTCGACGAGGCGGCGTTCAAGGCGATCAAGGCGTCGAACTTCTACACCGAGTTCGCCAAGGCCGCCTTTCCAGACGGCTCGATCGGCACCATGGCGATGTGGATCAAGGAACCGGGCGGCGCCCGTCCGATCGAATGCCTCGCCGCGGCGCTGCGCGAACTGTACCTCGTCCTCGGCCCCGACGGCAGGATCGACGACCGTTTCGTGGTGCGGCCGACGCGCTACCGCTACCTGCCGGCGCTGCTGCCGGGCATCACGCTCCCGCAGAAAATCGCCGACATGGTGAAATCGTCGGGGCAGAAGGCCTGCGAAGTCACCTGGGGCTTCTGGCGCCTGTGGGATCAGGCCGTCGAAACATGGCAGCACATCATCCTCGTCGACCAGAAGATGGTGCACGAGGCGACGATGTCGGGCGCAGGCTGCTGCCCGCTGATCGTCGGCCGCTTCAACGCGACGTCTGACAGCCCCTGGGGATACGGCCCGACCATCATGGCGCTGTCCGACATGCGGCAGGCGGATGAACTGGAGGCCTTGAAGATCGAGGGCATCGACTTCCAGACCCGGCCGCCGATCGGCTTTCCGGACGACAGCTTCACCGCGATCGAGGCCGGCATCGAACCGGGCATGGCGTATCCGGTGCGGCCGGGCTCCGAAGGGCCGATGAAGGAACTGTTCAAGCCCGGCGCGGTCGATGGCGTCATGTATGAGACGACCGTCACCGAAGAGCGCATCCGGCGCCTGCACTACAACGACACGCCGACGCAGCGCGGCAAGACCCCGCCGACGGCGACGCAGTGGACGGGCGAGCTCGTCCAGTCCCAGCGCCGCCTCGGCACGCCCGGCCTGTCGTTCTTCGATGAGTTCGTAGCCGGCGTCTTCGTGCGGTTCCTCTACCTGCTCAAGAAGCGCGGCAAGTTGCAGTCGATCGGCAGCGTCGAGGTGAACGGGAACGAGATCGCCGTTTTCCCGAACAACCCGGCGCAGCGCGCGGCAGATATGCAGGAAGTGAACAACGCCCTGCAGCTGATCGAGATCGGCGCTAAGGCTTTCCCCGAGGAATGGAAAGTTGCGGTCGACGGCCAGAAGACGATCGAAAATTTCAAGGCCAAGCTGGGCGACAGCATCGTTGCCTTCCGTGACCCGGCGGCCGTGCAGCAGGCCATCGGCCAGATCAGCCAGCTGGTCGGCGGGGCCGCGCCTGGTGCGCCGCCCGGTGCCGCGCCTGGGATGGAGCCGACGCAATGACGCCACGCGAAGAGGCTGAGGCCGAACTGGCGGCGTTCGGGCGCGCTCGCGGCGGCCCTGTCATCCGCTGGATCAAGGGCGAACTGATGAGCCCTCCGTCGCTGCACCTGGACGATTGTGCGTTGAGGCAAGACGTGGGGCGAAGGAACTGTCTCGCAGACATCCTGAGGATGCTGGAAAGCGAGACGCCCGTTGACCGAGCAGACGATCCAAAACTCCCAGAGCCAGGAAAGCCAGTCGGCCGCGACGGGCCAAGAGGCGCAAGGCGCCGCGGGCAGCACCACGACCTCGACGGGGCCGGTACGCCCTGACGGCCTGCCGGACCGCTTTTGGGACGCGACGGCCGGCGTCAAGACCGCAGACCTGATCAAGACCATCGCCGACGCCGACGCGGCGCGCGCTGCGCTGCCGGCCGATGCGGCTGCCTACAAGATCGAGGTGCCCGGCGCCTCCGACATCGCCAAGAAGTTCGGCGTGCAGCCCGACGCCATCAAGCTGAACGAGGCGGACCCGCTGCTCGGCCAGTTCCGCGAGTTCGCGCACAAGGCCGGCATGTCGCAGGAGGCTTTCGGCCAGGCGCTGAACCTGTTCGTCGAGAGCCAGTTCGGCCAGTCCGCCGCGGCGCAGCAGGCGTTCAAGGACAGCTACACCACTGAGATGAAGAAGCTCGGCGACAATTCCACCGGCCGTGTTGCCGCAGCGACCGCCTTCCTCGTGTCCCACCTTGGTGAGGATGCCGGAAAAGCGTTCGCGACCAACATGATTACCGCCGCCGACGTGGAGGCGATCGAGAAGCTGCAGAAGGCCTTCTCCGACCAGGGCGCCAAGACCGCGCCGGGCGGCGGTGCGTCCACTTCGGACCCCAAGACACTGACCGACGAGCAGCGCGCGAGCATGACGCCCGCCGAACGCCTCGTCTTCGCTCGCAAGGCCTCGGGCCTGATCAAGGATGCCGCCTGAGGCATAGGAGAGGACGATGAAGACGCTGATCGAATACGCCAAGGGCCTCGGCGACGACAACCCGGCTCGGCCTCTGATCGAGATGTTCGCGCAGAAGTCGGACATCCTGTCGGCGCTCCCGTTCGAGGGTCTGACCGGCGCGGTTTACGAGGGATACCGTCAGTCGGCGCTGCCCTCGCCCGGCTTCCGCGCCATCGGTGAGGCGTCGACCAGCGGCACCGGCAAGATCACGCCGTTCCAGGAAGCCTCGTTCATCGTCGACCACGACCTAGACGTCGACCGCGCCATCGTCGACCGCTACGGCCCGGTGCGCCGCGCCCGCGAAGAGACCATGGCCGCAGCTGCGGCCGGCAAGCTCTGGACGAACACCTTCCTCAAGGGCGACAACTCGACCAACCCGCGCCTCTTCAACGGCCTGCAGTCGCGCTGCGGCGTCTTCGGCCGCAAGCTCGACAACTCGTCCGCCTCGGGCGGCGCCGCCCTGTCGCTGCTCAACCTCGACAAGGCCATCAACAACACCCACGAGCCGACCCACATCATCGCGGATTACACGACCCAACCGCTGTGGATCCAGGCCGCGCGCAACACGTCGCTCTCCGGCTTCGTCATGCAGACCTGGGATCAGGTCGGCTCGGTGAAGATGAGCTACGCGAACCTGCCGATCCTGTGGGGCTACGGCAAGGATGACCAGGGCTCGATCCTGCCGTTTACCGAGGTCGGCGCCGGCGGCGGTTCGGCCGTTACCACCTCCTTCTATGTCGTCTCGATCAAGGACGGCGGCCTGAAGGGTATCCAGATCAAGCCGCTCACGTTCCAGGACATGGGACTGCTGCAGGACGGCATCACCTATCGCACCCACATGTCGTGGGACTGCTCGATCGTCGACGAGAACAAGTACTGTATGACGCGCCTGACGAGCATCACGAACGCCGCCTTCGTCGCCTGATCGGCGGGGGGACCGTAATTCGCGGTCGCGGCGAGCGGCCGGCAAACCTGAGAAGGACACTCCGATGGGAGCCCGGACTTACACCTTCGACAGCCAGACGCAGCTCTCGGACGAGACCGGCGCCATCACGGCCTCTGCGGCTGGACAGGTCGGCGGTTCGGCCAAGGTCATCGACTGGGGCCTGAACACCCGCGTCGATGCTCAGGCGATCATCGACATCTCGGCGATCGACATCGCGTCGGGTGACGAGCTGTACACCTTCCTGATCCAGGGCTCGTCGGTGTCGAACTTCGCCTCCAACGTCCAGAACCTCGCTGCCGTGAACTTCGGCAAGACGGCGGTTCGGCCCGGCGGCGCGATCGACAGTCTCGTCGGCCGCTACGAGATCGGCTTCACGAACGAGCAGGCGGGCGTGATGTACCAGTATTGCCGCCTCTTCCGCGTGCTGGCCGGCACCTCGCCGAGCATCACCTCGACGGTGTGGACGTCCACCCTGCCGGGCGAGTGATAGGAGGAGCCGATGAAGGTCAATCTCTACGACGCGGGCGACCCGAACGCCGATCCGCCGGAGCCGGCCAAGGTGCTCGAAGTCTGGTCGATCGATGCGAAGGAAGCGGTCGCCAACGACCCCGCCCGCTACTCGCTCTCGCCGCCGGCGGACGACGCCGTCCCGGCCGTGCCGCTGAAGGGCAAGAAGGCCGACAAGGGATCAGACGGAGCCGGACCCTCCGCCTGATAGGGTGCAGCCCGCGACCCAGGACCGCCAGAGGCCCATCCTCTGGCGGTTTCTATTTGGCCGCTGTGCGTTGAGGCGCGGTGCCCGCGTGAGCACCGTCCCGCCATGCTCACCGTCGACAAGCTGACCATCTGCCAGAACGCCCTTGCGGCCACCGGTAACAACGTCACGGCCGAGCCCGACGACGGCCATGACGAATGGGAGGTCGCCAGCCGGGCGTTCGATCGGGCGATCCCGGTGCTCATCAGTCGGCATGACTGGAAATTTGCGACGCGGACGAAACTGCTCGGTGAGCAGCTATCGACGTCGCCGTCTCCTCGATACAGCCGCGCGTTCGAGAAGCCGAACGACTGCCTGCACGTCGTCGCGGTGTTCGCTCCGACCAGCAATCCGCCCGACACGAGCGCGATGCTGTCCGAACTCGGCTACGCGATCACCAAGATGGAGATCGTCGCCGACAAAATCTGCACGAACTATCCCGATCCGCTGACCCTCAAATACCTCGTCATCCCGGAGCCCGAGGAGACGCACCCGCTATTCGTCGAGGCGCTGACCCTCTACGTCGAGGCCGGTTGCCTGCGCGGGCTGAACGAGGACGAGAACGCGGCCATGCTGCGCGAGCGGCAGGCGGAATTCATCCTCGCCGAGGGCCGCAGCCGCACCGATCAGCAGCAGCCGCGCCGATCCCTTCGCAAGTCCGCCCTGCTCCAGGCCAAGCACCGGAGGCGGGCTTGACCACCTATGTGCAGGCCGATTTCAGCCTCGGGCAGGTGACGAAAGCGGGGGGCCGGCGGCTCGACAACGCGCTTATGCGCCGCGCCTGCAAGACCGCGCTGAACTTCGCTCCGACGGTCACCGGGGCTGTAGAAGCCCGGCCCGGCCGCAAGGCGAAGTTCCTGTGCGGGCCGCGCGTCGACGAAGTCACCATGCCGCCGGCGCGCAAGTTCAAGCTGGAGTTCTACGAAAACGGCCTGCATATCCGCGACGAGACGGACGCCGTCGTCCATGACTTCGTCGGTCTGCCGTGGGAGGTCGTCGATATCCCGCTCATTCGCTGGGCGCTGTTCACGACGCAGATCATCGTCACCTTCCCCGGCATGAAGCCGCGCGTGGTGACCTATGACGTCGCGGCGGACACATGGTCGATCGCGCAGTTCTCGTTCCAGGTCGGCGTCGATGGGTACACCCGGCAACCCTATTACCGCTTCCCGGTCACGCGCAACCTGACCCTGACGCCGTCGGCGCGCACCGGGACCGTGAACGTCGTCTTCTCCGATGACGTGCTGACCGCCGATCACGTCGGCGTCTCGTTCCGCTATGGCAACGAAGAACTGGTGATCGCGACGGTGACCGATGCCCAGCACGGGACGGCGACCGTCGTCCGCAAGCTGCCGCCCTCGGGGCAGGTCGTGCTGTCGAACGACGGCGAGGTGGCGAGCTCCACAGATGGCTTCTTCGTCGGTGACATCATCGAGGGCGAGGTCTCGGGCTGCCGGGCGCAGGTAACCGACGTCAGCGGCGACACGCTGAAATTCGTCATCATCAAGAATTTCGGCGGCTTCAACCCCAAGGTCGAGCGCATCCCGGACGAGGGCGACGGCCACTGGGTTTCCGAATACATCGTCGGACCGCGGTCGAAAGCCTACTTCCTGTCCGCCAGCTACTCGCTCGCCCCCGAGCCCACCACGCTGTGGGACGAGGCCTTCATGTCGTCGGCGCGTGGCTGGCCGGCGTCGTGCGCGGTCGATGCTCGGCGCCTGATCTTCTGCCAGTTTCCGAGCGAGCGGACCGCCATCCTGTGGTCGGAGATCAGCGCCTTCGACAGCTTCAACATCGGCGCGCTGGCGACCGACGCGATGCTCGAACTGGTGCCCGGCCAGGCCGGCGTGACCGACGTCGTCGGCGGCAACGATCAGTTCGTGCTCTGCAACAACGGGATTTTCTACATCCCGATCAGCGCAGACAATCCGCTGAAGCCGGGCAGCGTGGAGTTTCGGCCGCTCGGACCAGAGGGCTCGGCGAACGTGGCGCCGGCCGCGACCGCCGAGGGCGTGGTCTACATCAACGCCGCTCGCACCCGCGTCATGGCGATCATTGGCACAGCGTTGACAGAACGGCAGACCTATCGGGTACGCGACATCACGCCCTATCACGCCGACATCATCATCTCGCCGGTCTGCATAGCCGTCACGACCGGCGAGGGCGTCAAGCCGGAGCGCTATGTGCACGTCATCAACTCGGACGGCAGCGTGACGATCGGTCGATATGACATCCAAGATGATGCGATCGGCTGGTTCCCATGGGTGGGCGGCGGGCTCGTCAAATGGGCGTCCGCCAAGGGCAGCGTGCCGCTGTTCACGACGGCCTACGGCGACACGATCGTGCTCGAGCAGCAGGACGAGACGGCGCTGCTGGACGGCGAGGTGCCGGCCGTGTCGCCGCCTGACGAGTTGCACCCGCCCATCGGTGGCGGCCCGTTCTGGATGTACCAGGGTCAGACGATCTTCCTGCGCCGCGGCGGACGGCCAGTCGGAGAGCGCGCCATCGACAGCAACGGCGATGTCATCTGGACGGTCGCGGACGAGAACCGGACGGAAGACGATTTGGCCGGCGGGTTCTTCGCCGACGGCACGCTGGAAGTCTTCCTGCCGCAGGACCCCGAGGGCCAGACGCGCCATCAGCACATGCGCCGGCGCCGCATCGTCCGGTCCGCCGTCACGGTCCAGAACTCGACCGGCTTCATGTGCCTCGGCCGCCGCATCGCGATGTACGACGTCCGCGACGACCGCACTGTGGATCCGATCCCGCGCGATGCCACGTACACCTTCCGCGCGCTTGGCCGCACGTTTGATCCGACCATCGCGCTGACCAAGGACACGATCGGCACGCTGCGGGTGATCGAGATCGCCACAGAGGTGACGACATGACCCGCACCAACATGACCGGCGATTGGGGGCTGGCGGCGCATGGCGCGGCGTTCGGGCCGGCTGCAGCCGCGCTGCCCTACGCGGCGGCCGCCGCGTCGCTCGGCGGCGGGATCATGCAGGGCCTCGGCGGCGCGGCGGCCAACAAGCAGCAGGCCGCGCAGGCCGAACGCGCCGCGCAGATAGGCCTCATCAAGGCGTCCGACACCGACACGTATATGCGCGACGAGCTGCAAACCACGCTCGCCAACATCCAGGCGATCCGCGCGAGCGTCGGCGCTGAGGCGAGCCCGACGGAATACGCGGTCATAGACAAGCAGCGCCAGACGTCGGACCGCCAACGCGAGACCGAGGTCTTCAACGCCCGGGCACAGGCGAAGTCGGACGAGGACGCCGCCCGCTTCTACCGCTCGTCCGCCCGCATGTCGCTGATCGGCGGCGGGCTGAGCGGCATCCTCGGCGCAGCGCAAAGGCTCCAGTGATGGTCGACCTTCCCGAAATCCCGCGCCGCCTCGTCACGGTCGATCAGATACAGGATCGCGTGACGCCGCAGGCCGTCGCCGCGCCCTACGCCATGTTCTCGCGCGCCCTCGACCAGACGGCCGACATCGCTGAAACCGAGGCGGCTCGGAAAGGCGCCGAGATGGGCGCTGCTGCCGCGCCTGGCGCTCCGGCTCCGTTCGGATCGGTCGGCGCTTTCGATCGCGCCTACCAGAAGGCGGCGGCGGCCGGCACCGCTGCGGCGCTGTCGAACGACATCACGGTCAAGTCGGCCGAAATCCAGTCACAGTTCCCGCTCGATCCCGCCGGCCAAAAGGACGCCTGGACGAAGTACGCCGACGCGACGCTGTCGAAGTACCCGCAGGATAGCCACGTCCGCCAGATGGCGCGGCTGCAGCTCGACCAGACCGGCGCGGAGATGCAGGCGCGCGCCATCGCGCAGTCCACCAAGGTCGACCTCGGCAACAAGAAGGACAACGTCAACGCCCTGATCGAGCGGAACTACAACGATGCGATCTCGCTCGCGCGCCAGGGCAAGACCAGTGATCCGGCATTCAAAACCGCCGTCGACAACATGGCTGGCGGCTACGACCAGCTGAAAAACCCGCTGTTCGGCGTGTCGGAGGATCGGCGCAAACTCGACTTCGACCAGAAGAAGGCGGAGATCGAGGCGCAGGGCGTCGCCGGCCACGCCGAGCGCATGGCGCAGGAGGGCAACTTCGAGGGCCTGGAGAAGTTCGCCACCGACATCGAGACGATCCCGAACCTGGAGCCGGCAGCGCGCGCCCGGTACGCCGCCGCGATCCGGCGCGTCCAGAGCGAGGGCAAATCCGCGATGGTTGCCGCCCGCAAGGAAGTGGGCAACGACGCCGCGCCGATCCTGGAGGGCCTGCGCAAGGGCGAAATCCAGCCGGAAGACGATCGGATCAACGACCTGATCGGCCGCGCGAACGCCGTCGGCAACGTCGAGGTCGCCAAGAAGCTGAACGACTATCGGCAGGCGAAGGCGACGAGCGCGGCGATCCTTGCTCTGCCGACGGACAAGCAGCGGGCCGCGCTCGACGCGCTTGGGCAGAGGGCGACGCCTGTGATCACGCCGCAGGCGTCTGGAGCCGCACCGGCCGGACCACTCATCGATATCCCTGCTCAGTATCCGCTGTTCTCCAGGACGCAGGCGACCGCGAAGGTCCCTGGGATGGCGACGCCCGGGAATATCGACCTCACCACGAGGCCAATTGTCCGCAATGCCGACGGCACCGTTTCGACGGTGCGGACGATCTCCTATCGGAACAAAGACGGAAAGGAGGTACTGATCCCGACCGTCGTTCCCGGTGAGGATGGCAAAGGTAAAATTCTGTCCAACCAGGATGCCATTCGATATTGGGGCGAGAAGGGGCAGAACTTCGGTAGTTTCAATTCGGTGAAGGATGCGGATGCCTACGCCAAAATCCTGCACGAACAGCTTTACGATCCCTCGCACAAGCCGATCGGCGGCGACCTGTCCAAACCGTATGCGCCGGCCCGGCAAATCCGCAACTGGGATGAGCTTTATGGCACCAAGCCTAATGCGGGCTCGGCGGCACCAGCGGCCGCCGCGCCTGTCGTCGGCACCAACCGCGAGCAGCACGCCATGCAGACCTTGCAGGGCGGCGGCCTGTCGAACGTGGCGGCGGCCGGCATCCTGGGCACGCTGGCGGCCGAAAGCCGAAACCTCGATCCGAACGCGATAAACCCGCATGACGGTAAGGACGGCTCAGACAGTATCGGCATCGGGCAGTGGAATTCGACGCGGGCTCAGAAGCTGAAAGCCTTCGCGGCTGCGCGCGGCACGTCCTGGAACAATCTCGATACGCAGTTGGCCTTCATCACCCATGAGATGCAGACCGACTATCCGGACGTCTGGGCGAGGCTGCAGGCGGCCAGGACGCCCGAGGAGGCGGCCGGGATCGTCACCACGGGATACACCAAACCGGCCGGATCACAGAGCGGGCCTGGCGCCGCGTTGTATTGGGAGCGGCGCCGGGAGGCGGCTATCCGTCTCGCCGGCGGCAAGTTCCAGCCCGGCGACATCGGTGCGCAGCAACCGGACCCCTATGGCCAGTCTCAGCGCACCGTCAACATCGTGATCGACAGCGTGCGCAAGGCGAACCAGGACCTCGTCAACCAGACGCTGCCCGGCTTCCTGGAGGTCACGAAAAAGGGGCTAATGCCCGACCAGGACAGCATCAACGCCATGATCGATACGGCCTCCATCGCCGGCGACAAGGGCGCGATGGAGAAGATCAAGAATGCGCTGTCGGACGCCCTGGTGCAGCGCGACCTCGACGGCATGACGCGCCAGCAGCTGCAGGGCCACCTTGCCGCGATCCAGGAAGCGTCTGGCGCCGGCGGCGTCGATGCGGCGTCGGCCCGCGCCTACACCATGCTGCAGGACGAGGTGAAGCAGCGCGACCAGATGCGGGAGAAGGACCCGATCGGGCTCGCGGTCGCCGACCATCAGGCCAAGGCGCCGTCGCCGATCGACTGGACGAACGCGCAGGGCACACTGGAAGGGCAGTTGCGCGGCCGTTCGCTCACCGCCGATATCGCCGCCGCGCATGCCGAACTGCCGGCCATCTCCATCTTCCAGCCGAACGAGAAAGAAGCCTTCTCGACCTTCCTGCAGCAGGCGCCGGCCGATCAGGTGCTGGGCTCGCTCGGCGCAATGGCGAAGACGCTGCCGGCCGATACCATGGCCGCGACCATGCGCGATGTCGCTGGGGACAAGGCCGCTCGCCCCTACGTCGTGGCCGCCAGCATGGCCGAAGCCGGGCAGGTCGAAACGGCCAAGGCGATTGTCGCTGGGCAGCGCGTCCTCGCGCTCAACCCCGATCTCGTTGGGCAGAAGTTCCAGAAGGATGCCGAGCCTGTGACGCCGACGGTGCTGCCGCCGAACCTCTACGCCCCGGCGCTGACTGATCCGGCCTCTGGACAGGCGCGCGCCTACACTGACGCCATCGACACGGCGAAGGCGATCTACGCCGCCGGCAAGGGGCCTCAGGGCGCCAAGGACTTCGATGACGCGCTGTGGCGGCAGTCGCTGGAGAAGGCTGTCGGCGGCTTCGTCAATAAGCAGGCGACCTATGACACCCTGACACAGAAGATCACGGGCCGCGGCGCGTTCGACACCGGGACGGCCACCGGAGCATCCGATCGCACCGTCATGGGCGACGGCCAGAAGATCATCGCCCCGGTGCCCGGCATGACGCAGCAGGATTTCTCGTTGCGGCTCGGGATCATGGCCCGCAACGAAGTCCGCTACATGGTCGATGGAAACGGCGCCCTGGTGCGGCCCGATCAGTTCCTCGACCAATCGAAATTCGAGGCGATCGGCAGCGGCCAATATCTGGCCAGGCTCGGCACCGGGTACGTGCTGGACCAGCGCAGCGGGCGTCCCTTCGTCCTCAACTTCAACGCAAGGCCGCCGTTGAACGTCGGCACGGTGTGGTGATCCATGTACGGGATGTACGCCGACGAGGCGCGCCAGGCGATCGACGAGGCTGCCCGAAACCCGAGCTCGGGCGCACCCCTCACCTTCGGGGAGAGCTTCGAAAGCGCGTGGGATGCGCAGCGCGCCTATCAGCAATCCGTCTCGCGTTACAACGCCCGCATGCAGGTGATCGGCGACCTGGTCGAGGCATACCGCAGCAAGGTGGGCGCGGACCTGCCAAACCCGTTCGCGATCGGAACACTGGACGGGACGCCGGACGGCCTGCCGCTGCCGCCTGACCAGCCGTTCGCCGAGCCCTCGGTCTCCAACCTGCGCGACCTGTACGAAAGCGCGCGCAAGTCCAATCCGGACGCCGGCCTCGCCCCGTTCCCGACCGACGAGCAGATCGACGCGCAGGCGCTCGACCGCATGCGCCAAGCCCGCATCCGCTTCGACGCCGAGCATGCCCGCAACCCGCATTGGTTCGCCGAGTTCATGGGCGGCGCTGCGGCCTCGATGACGGACCCAGTCAACGCTGCGGCGGCGCTGCTGGCCGGGCCGGCTGCCCGTACCGTTGTTGGCGAGGCCTTGACGCAGGCCGGCATGGGGGCGGCGTCGCAGACGGCGGTAGCAGCGCTCAACTATGATACCCGGCGCCAGGTCGATCCGAACTACACGACGGCATCGGCGCTTGAGGAGATCGGGGAGGCTGGTGCTGGCGCCGCCGTGATCGGCGGCAGCGTCAAGGTGCTGGGCAAGTTGCTCGGCCGCTTTCTCTCTCGCACGGACCGCGCCACGCTGCCGCGCTCGCTGAACGACGCGATCAACATCGTGCAGTCGGACGCGCGGGATGCGGAGAAGACGCCGTTCCCGGACGACGCTGGGGCGAATGCGGTTCACCAGGAAACCGTCAATAATATCGTCGAGACGCTACGGACGAGCAACGACGCGCCGATCGATATTTCGCCAGAGGCGCAGGCGCTTGCTGAGCGGATCGATGCGCGGCCGCCTGAGGCGCTCGAAGCAGCTGAATTGCGGCAGCGCGCCGACGAACTCGATGTGTCAGCAAATCGAGGAGGCGCCGAAGAATTGCGGAAACGGGCTGATGAACTGGACGCGCAGGCTATTGCCACACGGCCGCCGGCGCGGCCCTATTCCTTAGACCAATCCGTGCAGCGCGGGTCACAGTCGGTCGAGGCGTCTAACCGGAATGCGGCGAAAGCCTTCTCCCCAACCACGCCCGAGGCGGTGATGACTGGACCGGCCACCACGCCGATGGTGGAGCGCCTCGACAGCGCCGTTATCCAAGCTCAGGAGCGGCATGATCGTTTGCTGAAGGACTACAATGCCGCATATGGCAAGGCCGTCACGGCATGGGAAGCAGCCGGGCGTAAGGGCGACGTGGAGGACTTCTGGCCTAATGGCGGCCGAGATGGTTGGGAAAAAGCTTGGCGCACGATGCTTCCTGTGCAGAACGCAGTCAAAAAGGCCCAGATGGATGCTTTGTCGGCGCGGCTCGGAGAGGCCCTTCCCGACGGTTACAGCCTAGAGGTCAACCACTATCCCAATACCGATGGAGACAATATAGACAGGTTCTCCATCTACGTTCGTCGTGGTGACGAATTGGTCGGTGGCATTCAGGATTTCGACGTATCCAGTGGGGGCATAGCGACGCCGTGGCTGAAAGACTTTCTGGCTACCGGCAAGGCCCCCTCTTTGGTGGAAAGGCTTGGAACGGCCCGCAACAGCGTCGACGTTGAACTGGGCATACCGTCGCGCGGCGCGGCGCTGGGCGAGCCGGCCAATCTAAACCATCCTTTGCGCGACCCCACCATCGGCGGTCTCGCAGCCCGCAACCTGACCGAAGACGTGATCCGCCAAGCGGCGAAGGAGCCGGACGCGGTTGCGGCTGAGGTCCATGCCGCCGAGCACCTTGCGGAGCAGGCAGCCGCCGAAGGCCGCGAACTGAAGGTCGCGCTTGAGGACGGCGAGACGCCGCGCGACGTGCGCGACATCCTGCGCGAGGCCGACGAGGAAGAGCGCATGGCCGAGGAGATCGGCAATTGCGTGATCGACAAGGGGCCGATGGGCGAGGAGGGCTGAGGCATGGCGAAGAACGCGATCAGCGCCTGCATCGGCCGCCTGGTGAAGGCCGGCAAGGTCAGTGCCGAGGCCGGCAAGCGGGCGCAGGACATCGCCGACGGCATCCAGGACAGCCTGCGGGAGGAGCTTGGCGAGGCCGGCGCGGAGGCGCAGGCGGCGCTGCGGGCAGCAAAAATCCTGACCGAGGCGGCGCAGGCGAAGAAGGCGAAGGCGGCCAAGAACGCCATCGCGCTGGAGAAGGGGCGGCAGGCCGTCGCCGCGCATCCCAAGGGCAAAGCGTCCGGCCTCAACGCCATGCTGACCCGCGACGTGAACGAGAAGGTCGGCGGCTCCGTCGAAAGCATCGCCGAGACGATCCAGGGCAAGCTGCTCGGCAAGATCGAGGACGCGTTTGAGAACTTCACGACCAGGGCGGGCGGCTTGGTCCGCCCGCTGCACGACATCCGCGACGTGGTGCGCGAGCTCTACGGCGTCGACACCGGGAGCGCCGCGGCGAAGACCTTCGCGAAAGGCTGGACGGAGGCGATCAGCTACGCCGTGGACCGCGCCAAGGCGGCCGGCAAGTCGTTCCAGACGCTGGAGCCCTGGCGCCTGCCGCAGTTCTGGGACAGCACGCGCGTCAAGACGGCGGGGCGTGAAGCGTGGCGGCCCGGCATGACATCGGCACAAAAGGCCGACATCTCGCGAGAGGCCTGGAAGGATGACATCAAGGCGGCGATCGGCCGCGGCGACGTCTTCTATTTCGACAAGGACAGCGGCCTGCCAGTCACGTCGGCGAACATCGACGCTAAGTTGAACGAGGCCTGGGAGCAAATCGTCATCGACGAGGGCAAGGGCGTGTCGTCGCCCTTCAATGCCTTCTCTCGCACGTTCCACTTCAAGAACGCCGATGCGTGGTTCCGTTTCCAAGACCGCTACGGCCTGCAGAGCAACGACCTGTTCGGCACGATGACCGGCCACCTCAAGGGCATGGCGCAGGAAATCGCCCTGATGGAGCGGTTCGGGCCGTCCTACCGCTCGACGTTCCAGACCCTGCGCGATGAGGCGCAGGCCGCCGTGAAGCTCGGCAAGACAGCCAAGCCGAACGTCATCAAGATGGACGGCATCGGCACGGCTGACCGCTCGTTCAAGGTGCTGACCGGCGAGGCGAACGGCGTCGAGAACGAGGCGGCGGCCGGGTTCATGGGCGCGCTGCGGCAATCGCTGTCGGCTGCCCAACTCGGCGGCGCGCTCGCCATCTCGATCCCGTCGGACATGTTCACAGCCGTCACGGCCGCGATCAGCAACGGCGTCCCGGTCGGCAAGGTGCTGACGCGCGGCTTCTGGGACCTGTTCGCCGACAACGCCGAGAAGCGCGCCGCGGCCGCCCGGTTGGACGTCATCTCGCACTCGATCAGCGACGCCGGTCTGTCCTCGATGCGGTACGGCGATCTTGACAAGGCGCCGAAGCTGTTCTCCGGCCTCTCGAGCTTCGTCATGCGTGCATCCGGGATGGAGCGCTGGACGCAGGTCATGAAGCGCGCCTTCACGATGGAGATGTTGGCGCACGTCGCCGACCAAGGCCGGTTCGCCTTCGCCAAGCTGGATCCGAAGTTCCGCGAATTCCTCGAGCGCAATAACTTCACGCCTGCCGAGTGGGACACGATCCGCGCCACGCCCAAGATCGACGTGCAGGGCGCCAAGTTCTTCGACACGTCGCTGATGACCGATCACGCGCTGGCCGAGCGCCTCAATGCCGCGGTGATCGACGAGCGCAAGTTCGCGATCCTGGAGCCGGATGCCCGCGTGCGCGGCCTGACCACCGGCGGCTATAAGCGCGGCACGGCGGGCGGCGAACTGATGCGCTCGATCATGCAGTACAAGTCATTTCCGCTGACGATGACCCTGACGCACATCCGGCGCGGCGCCAATCAGGACGGCTATGCGTCGAAGGTCGCCTACCTCGTCCCGTTCGTGACAGGCCTGACGCTGATGGGCGCGATTGGCCTGCAGGCGCGGCAAATCCTCCAGGGCAAGGACCCGCAGCCGATCGGCAACAAGGAATTCTGGGGACGGGCCTTCATCACCGGGGGTGCGCTCGGCCCGTGGGGCGACCTGCTCAATGCCGCCTACACCCGGACCGGCAACACCGGCATCATCGCCAACCTCGCCGGCCCGGTCGCCGGCGCGATCGAGGACTTTTCGAAGCTCGGACTGCCGAACCTGCGGCAGGAGATCGAGGGCGAGAAGAAGCAGACGTTCGGCGCGCAGGTGGCCTCGACGCTGCGCCGCTACACGCCCGGGACGACGCTCTGGTACACCCGGGCCGCCGTCGACCGCATGGTGTGGGATAACCTGCAGCGGCTCATGGACCCGGACTATCGGCAATCGTGGCGTCGGCAGGAGCAGAAGGCTCGCAAGGACTACGGGCAAGACTTCTGGTGGCCGAAGGGCCAGAACCTGCCGACGCGTCCGCCGGCGTTCTGATCACGTCCTGATCGCCGTCGCCCCCCCAAACTTCACCATCAGCTCGGCCTGCTGGATCTCAAGGACTGAGGCCAGCGAGCAGGCTTCGTCATAGCTCTGCGGCTGGATATCTGTTCCGCTTCCATCCTTGGCCGGCCTTCCCGTCGCAGCATCCACGATCAGCCATTCGTCCTCGCCGACCTGCTTCACGGTGTAATCCACCATCGCGCTTCTCTCGTTGCGTGAGCCCCGCCAACCGCTAAGATGCGCCCAAATCGGGCTGAGGCAAGGCGGCGTTGCGGAAAATCGTTGTCATCGGGAACTGCCAGGCACACGCCATCGTCAAGCGCCTGGAACGAGCTTATGCTGCGATCGAAGACGTGACGGTCGAATGGGTTTCGACCTATCTGGAGATCACGCCGGCCCATGTCGAGACGATCGGCAGTGCCTGGCTGGTGTGCGCGCAGTCGCAGGATTTCCAGAACCGCGAACTGGAGAAGGTCAACCTGACTGGCCGCCCCGTCACCTATTTCCCGGTGATGTCGTTCCACCCGCTCTGGCCGGCAGCCACGGAAAGCCAGCCGCGGAGCACAAAGACCGACGCCTACCCGATGGGCATCTTCCCGAGTGCGCAATACTGCGACAAGCAGGCGAACGCGATCATCCGACAGGGCTTGGAGCGAGAGGCGGCGTTCCAAGCCTACCTCAACCTCGATTTCGGCCACATCTACAAGCTTGACCGGCTGCTCGACATGAGTTGGGCGAAGCTGCGGCAGTTGAGCGCCAAGACCGGCTTCGATGCCATCGGCCTCTATGAGGCGAACTTCCGGACGCAGCGCCTCCATCATACCAGCCTGCACCCGACCAACTTCGTGCTCGACAAACTGACGGAGTTCCTGATCGAGCGCATTGGCCTTCCGGCGCTGCCGTGGGAAGCATGGAAGTTCGACGAAGAGAGCATCAACAACAACCAGATGCCGATCCATCCCGATGTGGTGAAGCACTTCGGGCTGACATGGTATGATGACCGGAACAAGTTCTACCGCCTGCCGCCGATCGGCTGGCATGAGTACATGTGGCGCTATCTGACGCTGGATCTGGAAACGCCGGCCCCGGCGCTCATGAGGCAGCCGCCGCTGCTGCGAGAGATCGTGCGGCGCAAGATGGAGGCGATCAAGCAGGCGGCGCCGAAGTCGAAGAAGCCGCTCTGGAAGCGCGTTCGCAAATGGGCGCGCACTGTCGGCATCCTCAAGCCTTTGCCGCCCGCTGTGCGTTGAGGCGATCGCGCCTCCCCTGAAAGGTCTCGGCGATCCTTGGAGGACCGCCGATGTCGCGCCTGCCGATTTACACGCCGATCGACGAGCTCGTCGGCGATGGCTCGTCAGCAGCCGCCCGTCCCGATAGCTGGGCAGCGGCCCGTGGCAAGATCGAGGCGAACTTCCAGGAGCTTTACGGCGGAGGCCTCTATCCCGCCCTTGGCCGGGCGCCGGTCAATCGCAATGTCGCGATCCTCGGCGACAGCCGCACATTCCAGTGCACAGCCAACACGCCTGGCTCGGAATTTTCCAAGCTCGCGCAGGGCTGGCTTGGCTGGCTGCAATTCCTGACACGCCAGCGCTTCGATTTCGACATCGCCGACAATTTCGGCGTGAGCGGCGACACCACGCGCCAGATGCTCGCCCGCGTTCCGGCCATGCTCGCGGCGACCAAAGCCGCGACGATCTTCGTGCTAGGCGCCATCAACGACCGTGGCACGGCCAACATGACCTATCAGGCCACGATGGACAACCTGACGCAGATCAGGGACATGTGCCGCGCCAACGGCCGCCGCGTCGTCATCTTCGCTGAGCTGCCCAAGGGCGACAGCGTGAACACGAGCGTCCGCCTCACCGGCTCGCAGCTGAAGATCCATCTGCGCGTTCGACAGGCGCTGCTCGACTGGCGCACCGAGCCCGGCGTCTACGTGGTTGATCCGTGGCAGTCCTGCGCGCTCATCACCTCAACGACGGGCGATTGGGCGAGCGTCAACGAGACCAAGGACGGCCTGCATCCCGCCCCGCTCGGCGCCTACCATGTAGCGCTGCCGGCCGTCCCGGTCGTGAACGCCATCTTCCCGCCCGTCGACATCCTCCCCTGGTCGAACACCGACCAGTACGACGCGACCGACTTCCCGAACGGCTGCCTCAACTCCAACCCCATGATGACCGGCACCGGTGGCACATTCAACGCCACCGGCGGCAGCGGCAACGTCGCGGACGGCTGGTCTGAGAACGCTGGCCCGACCTGGACGCGCGCTTACAGCAAGGTGACCGGCTCCGACGGCAAGACGTGGCAGCAGGTCGTCCTCGGCGGCACCGGCACCACCGGCGGCGTCTCGCTGCGGCAGGTGCTTTCGAACATCGCCGTTGGCGACAAGGTCGAGGCGTTCATGGATGTCGAGATCGACCCGAGCGTCGCGAACGTCAGCCAGTTCGCACTGCAGCTTCTCGACAACAACGCGATCACGAGCGGCGATTTCCGGCGCGCCCTATCCACCGAGGTCTTTCCGAACACGACGGACACGATCAAGGGCATCATGCGCACGCCGAAGTATGTCTTCACCACGACGACGGCGCAGCTGCAGATCAACATGCTCGCGGTCAATGGTGGTGCTGTTTCGGGCACATTCCGGGTCGGACGCATCGCGTCGCGCAAGGTGATCTGAGGAGACGACACGATGGCCGACGTCCAGGAACTCGTCCGGGGCATCAACCGCAACTACAAGGACAACGGCGACGGGACTTGGTCGCCGCAGGTCTATTCGAAGACGGCGACGGATGCGACGACGCCCGGCACGACCGACCGCGTCACGGCACGCTTCAACACCCTGATCGACGTGGTACCGACGGTCGACACGGCGATCTACGCGGCAGGAGATACCCTGTTTCAGACGGTCAGCGCCGGCGTGGCGTTTCGTGCCCAGACGCTCGGGGCGATCCTCCGCAGCGTCGTGGTCATCGACAAGAGCGACCAGGGCACGCCCGTCGACTTCGACCTGTGGCTGCTGTCGGCGAACGTCACGCTCGGCGTGCTGAACAATCCGCCGTCGATTTCGGATCTCAACGCGCAGAACCTGCTCGGCGTCGTGTCGATTGCGCAGGCGGATTACAAGGATTTGGGCGGCTGCAAGGTCGCGACCAAATCTGGGCTCGCCCTGCCGCTCAAGCCCGCCAGTGGCGGGCTGCTGTACATCGGCGGCGTCAACGGCACCGGCACACCCACCTTCGGCACCGCTTCCGACCTCTACATCCGCCTGGGCATCGAGCAGGATTGACGGTAGCACGATGAAACCACAGGACACTGTCGCCCTGGTCCTGGCGGCATCGGTCCTGCTGCATCCGATCGTGACCATCGCTGCCCTCGCACTGTGGGGCCGGTCGCTCCAGCAAATCGGCGGCGAGACGCTCGAGGCGATCCAGGTCGCAACGCTCGCCGTGCTGGCGGGATACCTAACCAAGTCCTGACATGCTGTGCGTTGAGGCACCGGCCCCTGCCGCCATTGTCGCGGCATGCCTTGGACCCCGGTTCCGATCCCGACTGTACCCTCCACGCCGCGCGTCGTCGGGTACGACCTCGTCGACCGCACCATCGCGGTTATCCCGTTCACCGTTTGGGGCGATGAGAGCGACCTGGAAGTGACGCTGGACGGCGTCACGCTCCGGCCGATCATCGATTACGTCCTCGTCAGCTCCACCGGGATTATCCCGCCTTCGCCGATCACCGACGGCTTCCTGCGCTTCCCGAACGCGATCAGCGGCCACATCGTCATTGAGGGCAAGCGCTCGCCCCGCCGGACGTCGAACACCGTCGAGGGCGGCGACACGGCGCGGTCCCGCAATATCGACGTCAACACGATCGTCACGAACCTCGTCGAGATCGCGCGCAGCCTGCGGCGCTCGCTGCACCTGACGCCGTCCGAACTGGAAGAAGGCGGCGAATTCGATGCGCGCAATCATCTGATCAGGAACGTCGCCGACGCCATCGACCTGAAGGACGCGGCGAACCTGGAGACGGTTCGGCGCGAAATCTTCAACGCGATCGGCGACATCGACGTCGACCTGGAGGCAATCGAGGCGGCTGTCGCGGCTGCGCAGGCGGCGCGCGCCGGAGCAGAGACTGCGGAGGCCGGGGCACAGGCAGCGCAAGCGCTCGCTGAGAATGCCAGAGATGCGGCCCTAGCGTCGCAGAACGCTGCCGAGGGATGGGCGGTCCAGGCCGGGCTTTATGCTGCTGCCGCTGCCGCCACGGCCGATCACGGCTTCCTGACCAAGGCCGCGATGCTGGCGGTCACGACGTATCCGGTGAATGATGTCGCCGAGGTCTTCGACGATCCTTCGGCGGCCAATAACGGCCTCTACGTCTGGAACGGCACGACATGGCTGTCGGCGGGCGCTGGCCGCATCGGCGCGCTGGAGATCGAGACGGCGCCGCTCGCCCAGGGCAACGACGGCGAAATCTTCTGGTACGACCATCTCGGCCGCACCGGCGCCCCGGTCCGTACGCTCTACTGCCCGCGCTCCTTCAAATCGAAGCGCGGCAACACCACGCTGGTGAACGCGTCGGGCATCGGCGCGGCGTCGACCAGGCTGAGCACGCACACTGAGCTGCAGGTCGGCTCGTCGAACTCGGTGCTCTACCTCGTCTATTTCGACAGCGCGGGCGGCGTGTATTCCTTCGTCGATGCGGCTGCCTCGATGCCCGCGAGCCGCGGCACGAAGGAGCTAGTCTGCGCCATCGCCAACGGGCAGGTGCACGGCGCGAGGTTCCGCGTCACCAACATCGAGAACGAGGTGCCCTACATCGCAAAGGGGCGGCCGGTCATCGAGCGCGGCGCCTCGGGCAACCAGGATGTGCTCTACCTGCCGCACATCCGCGCGAACCTCGGCGGCGTGAAGGTCGACACTCCGGCGCAGACAATCTCCGATATCTTCTACAAGCGCCAGCCGAACGTCGGCATCACCGACAACATCACGAAGGTCTACATCAATCTGGCTGCGCTGCGGGCCGGCACCGATCCCTGGGCGATCGTCGGCACGGCCGGCACCACGACCAGCGTCCCGGGCGCCGGCCTGTTCATCCCGTACATGACCGGGCTCAACGGCGTCTACCAGTCCGACGTCGGTGCCCAGATCATGGGCGAGGGGCAGCCGGGTGGCGCGATCCGCAACCAAGCGAAGATGGGCCGTAACGACCTGTCGGGCGCGGACTTCGTGCTGCCGGCCTGGACGATCGCGGACCCGAACCGCACCGATGCGGCGCAGCTGGTCGACGTCGTGGACACCGACGCTCTGGCCCTCGGCTGGACGAAGGCGTGGAAGGCGGCGACGACCGGCGTCCTCGCGCACCAGGTCTACATGGGTATCCGCTTCGACGACGTCCCGGCGGGCTCATGGGTGCAGATACGCTTCAAGGCGATCACCGACGCCGATGACGCGCACCCCGACTATTTCGCCTCGATCCTGACCGCCGACGGCCTGTCGCAGCCGATGGTCGTGCAGAAGGAGGAGCGCATCTCCGCGCGCGTCGCGATCTTCCGCGCCGAGCGCATCTTCACCGGCACGAGCAAGGTGGTCGGCGTCCGCGCCGGTGCCGACACCTTCATGTCTGACAGTTCGCCGAACCTGCGCTTTGTCCAGATCGGCGACCTGCAGGCGGCGGCCGGCTACATCGGGCCGTCCTGGATCCCGCGCAACGACTGGGGCCAGAGCACCGACACGCACATGCTCTATCCGGCCGTGATCCACGGCTGCGATGACGCGGGCGAGGAGATCAGGATTTACCCCGAGCAGGGGTTGATCGAGCGCACTGACGGTCGCGACTTCCCGGCGACGGCCTGGGAATACGACAATGCGGGCGTCTCCAGCACCAGCGCCGATGTGGTGGACCTGGGCCGCTACGGTACGAAGATCGACACCTCCAAGCACAAGGGCACCGGCCGCGTCATCGCGATGGTCCCGCAAGGCAACACCGGCCTGCGCCACATCGCGCCGTTGAGCATCGTGTCGGCGCCCAAGTCTGCCATCGTCGATCGCATCATCAATTGCGTGTTCATTACCGACAGCTTGGGCGACAGCACCGGCATCGGCGCATGGTTCAAGCAGGAGCTGCTTGCGTGCGGCGCGGCCGAGGTGAACCTGTACGGCACACGCACATCCGTCGACTGGCAATCGGTCGTCCAGTTCATGGGCGAGTGCCGCACAGGCATCGAGGCCGGCAACATGACCGGCGAGAACCAGGACGCGTTCCCGCCGATCCTGCCCGCCGACTACCCCGCCTATCTCGCGGCCGGCAACGCGGTCAACCACGACCTCAACCCGATGATCCGGCAGGCGACGGGCGGCGACGATCCAAACGACTGCTGGCCGCACAAGACGACCGTGCTCACGGCGGTCGCGTGCGCCACCACGGCCAACATCACGCTGTCCGGAGCGCAGACGATCGACGGCCACGCCGCTGTTGCGGGCGAGCGCGTGCTGGTCAAGAACCAGACGCTCGCGGCGAACAACGGCGTCTACGTCGTCGCGGCCGGCGCGTGGTCGCGCGCTACCGACATGGACGCGTGGTCGGAAGTCCCGGGCGCCTGGGTCACCGTCACGAACGGCACCGTCAACGCGGGCAAGACCTTTGCCTGCACGTCGCTGGCTGGCGGAACGCTCGGCACAACCGATATCACCTGGGTCGAGGCCATCGGCGGCTTCCAGTGGACGTTCGATTTTGAGTTCTACCTGAACCGTAACCTCGCATTCTGGGGCCTCGCCGACCTGCCGCCGATCCACAACGTCATCCTCAACCTCGGCACGAATGACATCGGCCATTGGGGCGGGGCGGACGGCACCAAGCGCCTGATCCGGTCTGTCGATCGCATGCTGCGGTCGATCCGCGCCTATGAGACGGCATACAACACCGCGCACCCGACGGCGCCCGTCGAAACGCATGTGACGCTCTGCATGAACCCGCTTCCGCTCGGCGAGGTCGGCGCCCTGACCTTGCGCGTGAAGTGGAACACCGCGCACGCGATGCTGCTGAAGGCGATCATCGCCTGGGCAAATCTCAAGGCCGATGCGAAGCTGCATCTGGCGCCGTTCCACCTGCACCTCTCGCCGATCGCCGGCTGGGACTATCAGACCGTCCCGACGCCGCCCATGCCGCCAGTCGCGCTCGACGTCACCACGCTGACCGACATCGTATATGGCGGCGGGGCCGTCGCAGCCTCCACCGGCCAGATCGACACGCGCATCACGGCCTCGGGCTTCCTGCACTACCGAAATCCGAACACCTGTGAGGCCGCGCGCATCCTGCGCAACATCGTCCTCAATCATCCGCCGCCAGCGCCATGAGCACAGCACAGCTTCAAGCCGCCCTGATCGCGCTCGGCTATCTCGCCGCGCCCGCGAGCGGCGTGTTCGACGACCAGACCATGGTCGCGCTCGCCGGCTTCCAGGCGACGCACGGCCTACCTTCGGACGGCGCGGCCACGCCTGCCACCATCGCCGCAATCCGCACAGCCCTCGGAGGTCACTGATGGCCAAGCTCACGAGCAAGCAGAGGAATGCCCTGCCGTCGTCCGCCTTCGCGGGGCCGGGCCGGTCCTACCCGGTGAATGACAAGGCCCATGCTGCGGCCGCGAAGAGCCGCGCGACGCAACAGGTCCAGGCCGGGAACCTGTCACCCGCCGCCGCAGCCAAGATCAAAGCCAAGGCGAACCGCGTCCTCAAGGGCAAGAAGTGATGGACCGCGCAGCATTCTATCGCTCGATCCGCGCAAGTCTGTTCGGCGGTCACATGTCTCAGGCGCAGGTCGAAGGCTGCGAAGTCATCCTCGACGAATGGGACGCAGAGGCAAAGCGGGTCGGCGCGTACGGCCGCCGGCAGCACCTGTCCTACATGCTCGCCACCGCTTTCCACGAGACGGCCGCCACCATGCAGCCGGTCCGCGAGGGCTACTACCTCGGCGAGGAGAGCGGCAAGGCTGAGCGCTACCGCAAGAAGCTCCGGTACTATCCATGGTATGGGCGCGGCCTCGTACAGCTGACCTGGGAAGCGAACTACCAGAAGGCCGATGACGAGCTCGGGCTGCACGGCACTCTCATCGGCAATCCCGACCTGGCGCTCGATCACACCATCGCCGTCCGCGTGATGTTCGCTGGCATGCGCGCTGGCTGGTTCGCTGGTGACAGGAAGGGCCGCCACACCCTCGCCCGCTACCTCTACCCCGGCCACACCGATTTCATCGGGGCGCGTCGCATCATCAACGGCCAGGACTGTGCGGTGCAGATCGCGGGCTACGCGGAGAAGTTCGACGACGCAATCCTTGCTGCGGTCGCGACGGCCGCACCAGCCTGAGAAGAGGACAGACCGATGGGACAGACCACCGCAGCCAAGGCCTGGACGGCCTTTGTCATCTCCGCCGTTGGGCTCCTCGGCGTGTACGGCGTGCATGTCACTCTGCCGGACGCCACCACGCTCGAGGCTGTCGTCGGCCTCGTGACCACGTTGGCGACCGGGCTCGGCACTTATCTGATCCCGAACCATCCGAAGTGACCAGCGGCGGCGGCTAGGCGCAGCGAACGCCCAACCGCCGCCTAACCACCAACGATCGCTGCAGATCGGAGATGGCTCCCATGAGCGTGCGTCAAAAATCGTTCGCGTCGCGTTACCTCCGACACATCGATTGATCCAACCGAGGCGGCCTGCATGATTGGGAACTTGGAATGGACGCAATCGCACAGAAGATCGGCGACATTCTCATCAGCCAGGGTCTTTCCGGGGCAATCCTGTTAGTCGCAGGCTATACCATCCGCAGGCTGTTCGAACTCTACCGGGAAGCGCAAGAGGCAAGGATCAAGGAAAGTCGGGAGATCGTGAAGGCGCTGGAGGACTCGACCACGGCTTACAGGGCATTGGCCGATGCAATCCGCAACCGCTGAGAACGAGGATGCCATGGGAATGTGGCGGCAAATCTTGCAAATCCTCGCGAGCACGGAGCGTGAGCATCAGCGCATCCGAGCCGAAAACTCGACATCGAACCGGGTGCAGCGCGCCGTCGCCAAACATCGGACCGCCAGCCAGGAGCTCGAACAGACGATCCGCGAATTGCTGGCCGAGAATGATCGGCTACGCCAAGGCGGGGGAGGCGACCGTGCTCCGCAAAGTTGATCGCGGCTGGCGGTTCGTCTCGGTCCTACTGGCCCTCGCGCTGGCGTTCCTGTTCCTCTGGAACATCCTGCCGGCTCACATCCTCATCCAGATTTTGAACGGCGTGTTCTTCGGGACCTTCGTCACGATCATCGGTACCTATGGCCCGCTGCTCTGGCGGACGTTCTTCGGCGACGGCTATTACGATCGGACCTTCCACTATTCCCTATCCGTCGCCATGCAGTGGCTCGTGATGCTGACCGCCAGGGCGACTTCCGTCTGGTTCCGCATCGTCGATATCGGCAACGCGGTCAACGACAACATCGTGGTCGCCGGCATCGCCTATCTCTCGCTGGTCGCCATCATCTGGCAGGGCCTCGTTCTGACTGAGGGTGAGGAGCACGACCGGCATGTGCTGATCGGGTCGACGGCGGCGGGTGGCGCCGTGGCCGTGGCGCTGATCGTCCTGCAGTCTTACGGGTCCGTGCTGCTGTCATTGATCGCGCCCTAGGATAGAACCCATGCCGGCCCCTGATCCCTACAAGTCGCCGCTCGTCCGCAAGGCTGGCCTGCGCGTGCTGCCCGGGCAGGAGGGCTTCGCGAGCCTGCCCTATGCGGCCACGATCTCCACGGCGTCGGACGGCACCTTCACCGTCTCGCTGCCCGCCAGCATGTTCTCGGCGGCGCCGGTCATCGAGGCCGTGGTGCTGATCTCGTCGGCGAGGCCGCACGTGGTCACGCTTACGGCAGTCAGCGCGTCATCCGTGTCGGGCTTCGTGCTGCGCGGCCGCAAGCTGCCGGCAACGATCGCCGCGCTCACAGACCTGCAGGACTTTGATCCGTGGGAGAGCCCGGGCGTGGTGCAGGTGTGCCTGATGGCGAAGGCTGCGGCGCCGTGATCTTGCGCCACATTTCCGTCCAGACGTGCTCGGCGATGGCCTGCGCCTTACGCGGACTCATGTACGGCTCGTAATCGCGGATGGCCGCCACTCCGGCCTGCAGCATTTCCTCTGTCGCGCCCTTCGGCGATGACCGCCAAGTCGTTGAGATTTCAGCCATTAGAACGCACCCTGAACGTCACGGCGTGGCGTGGTGGGTCGGCCTGTTGCGGGCCCCCGCAACCATTCGACCCACCACCGGAAACATCGTCGGAGAACTGGAGCAGGCGCTTCAAATCTCCCTCGATGTCGATGTAGAAGCCGGCCCCGCTTTCATCCGGGACGACCGTCGCTCTGATCAGGAGTGCGCGCACGGCGGCGAATAGCTCCTGCCTGTCCTCTTCGTCAGCCTCGGCAAGCGCGGCGTGCACGGTCTCAAGCTGGCGCTGGTAGACCTGCACGGCGTTCGGATGGATGGACGGTATGGGCGCCGGCTCGGCCCTCAGCATGCCGTCCAGTTCGTCGGCCCGGGCCTCGAGCTCCAGGATGCGAGCGGCCATCTCGCGGCCGCCGACGCCGTCCTCGATCAGCCGGACGAAGCGCTTGATCTTCGCCCGCACGTCGGCGATTTCGCCCTCTAGCGCGTTGCGGCGGCTGCTCTCCTGCGCGGCCAATTCGTTCCGCTGCCGTGTGAATTCCCGCAGGTATTCGGCCACGACCTCGGGTCGAGCGAGCCGACGCCGCAGGCCGTCGATGATATGCGTCTCGATCTTCCGGAGCGACCATGTGCGCCGGTTCGTGCAGGTGCCGCGCTCGCGCACGGCGGTGCAGGCGATCCGCGGGCCGCGCTCCCTGTCACTGCCCGCTACGATGTAGCTGGATCCACACACGTGGCACTTGATCAGGCCCGAGAACATGTGCCGCGGCGCCTGCAGCCGCGCGGTCTGTGGTGTCTTGTTTCGCTTGCGCCCGGCTACGGCCGCCCAGAGCTCGTCGCTGACGATCCGCAGGTGCGGTGCTGGCGTGACGATGCGGTCACCGTCGCCGTTCGGTCGCGACACGCGACGGCCGGTGTCCGGGTCCTTCACGAAGGTCTGCCGGTTCCAAACGATCTCGCCGATGTAGAGCGAGTTGTTGAGGATACCGTTGGCGCGCGTCCTCGATCCGTAGATGGTCGAGGCGTTCCAGGCCGCACCTCGGGGTCCGGGCACGCCGCGCGCGTTGAGCGTGGTCGCGATCACCCGCGGCATCGTCCCGCGCGCAACCATCTCGAATATCTCGCGCACCACTTCGGCCTGCTCGGGAACGATCTCCAGTTCGCCAGGACGGCCGACAACTGGCCGGTAGCCGTAGGAGCGTCCGCCGGCATGACGGCCGTCCTTGGTCACGGCAGCGAGCCCACGGCGCGTTTTGGCTGCCAACTCCTCCAGGAAGGTTTCGGCGAGCAGTCCCCGGATGCCGGCGGTGATCGAATTAACCTTGCCGTCGGCGAGTGTGTGCAGGCCGATGCCCCAAAACTTGAGGCTCTTGCGGATGGTGCCGATGTCGCCTTGGTCGCGCGACAGGCGGTCGATCGCCTCGACCAGGATGAGGTCGAACTGGTTAGCGCGTGCGGCCTTCAGCATGTTCTCCAGGCCGAAGCGGCCGATCACAGACGCACCGCTGACCGCCTCATCCTTGAAGCTGGCGACGACCGTCCAGCCCTGCCGCTCGGCGTGCTGTCGGCAAAGCGCAAGCTGGTCGTCTGCCGACTTCGCGTTCTGCTGGTCGCTGGAGAAACGGCCGTAGAGGGCTACGCGCATTGCTGCTCTTCCGCGGCCTTGGCAAGGCGCTTGGCCATCTCCGCGCGATGTTGCTGTTTCGCTGCGATCCGCGCAAGCACCTTGGCGATCTCCAGGATGGCCGGGTGGATCGGCTCGGGCGGCGGCTTTTTCTGCTCGCTCATGCCGCTTCCCTTTCCTTGTCGGCCTTCGCCGCAGCGCCCTTCAGTTCGGCGTCCATCGCCGGCTTGACGGCCAGCTTCTCGGCACGCGTCAGGCCTGTGAACCAATCCTGCAAGGCAGCCGTGCCGCCTTCCGCGCGGCCGCGCCCGGTCTCGACCAGTTCGTCAATATCCTCGCCGGACAGCGCTGGTGCTGCCGGTGGCGCGGCGCCGCCACGAGCCCAGGCGGCGAGGCCGCGTCCAACGTCCTCGGACAGCGGCCGATCGAGCGGCACAAAGGGGCGATGTTGCTCCTGCAGCTTGATCGGCATCGGCACGCCCGGCGCCGTCGGGGCGAGGATCACCGACAGCGTGAACTCGTAGGGCAATCGTTTCTCGCAGATCGGCATCCACCGCTCGACGGGCGGCAGGTCCTTTGCCTGCGTGATCACGGTGCGCTTGCGGCCGCGGTCGTCCTCGACCTGCTCCATGCGCATCTTCTCTTCGGCGCGCATGCAGATGACGAGGTGCGCCCGGCATTGGAGGAGGCGGGAGACGAGCCGCTTGTGCCGCGTCTTCGGCTTGTTCCAAGCACCGATGGACAGGCGCTCGCGGGTCTTGGCCTCGTCGAATTGCCAGTTGCCAGTGTGCGCCTTCCGCGCGGCCTCCACTTGCTCGTCCAGGATGGCGTCGTGCATGTCGTGCAGGCCGCCGTCCCCTTCGAATTCGTGGCTGAAACTGTCGACCATGATCACTTCGAAGCCGGCGTTATCGGCCGCCACGACGGCGTCGATGTAGGCGTCGGGGCTGAAGGGTGCGCGCAGATCGCCGTGGGCGAAGCCGAACCGGTCGGCAGACGGACGCTCGCCGGGCCCGGGCGCATAGTGCTTGAGGCGCCCGGCCTCGGTGTCGATTGCGGCGATCCTGCTGTCGTCGCCGCCGGCCAGACCGCGGGCTATCTTGAGGCCTGACAGGCTCTTGCCGGAACCGGACGCGCCGGCGATGCCGATGATGAGGCCGACGCGGTCGCGCACGGCTGGGGCGAACATGAACGTCATGGGACAATCTCGCTGAGCCTGCCCGACGGCCGCTCGGCCGGCTCGGGTATCATGGGGTTGATGGTGAGGGCCTGAAGCGCCGGGTCGTTCTCCTCGCGCGCCAGCCATTGCTCCTCGGCTCGCATGGGATACTCGACGCGGTGCACGCCAGCCGGCCACGCCGGCCACTCGCCGGTCCGCACGCACTCGCCCCACAGCGCCACGGCGGCGGCGGCCTTCTTGGCCCCGATGGTCTTGCCGGCACCATCAAGCTCGGCGACCGACAGCGCGAAAGGCTCCTTGTCCTCGACGAAGACCCAGCGCCACGTCACGCGGCCGAGCAGGTCGGGCAGCAGCGTGGCGAGGCCGCGTTCATAGAAGCCGGCCTGCAGCTCATAGGCATAGTCGGCGATGCGGAAGCCGAGCGAGGACGGGTGCGCGTTGGAGGCCGTTTTCAGGTCGTAGACGGTCAGGCCGGGCGGCTCGATCCAATTCCAGTCGAGCATACTCCTGCACCAGATGCCGCCCTCATCGCGCCACACCATGACGATCTCGGAGCGGGACGGATCGGCGAAGACGTGGGCGAGGCCGCAGGCGTCTAGTTGGCGGCGGGCAGCGTCGGCAAGAGCCTTGGCGCGCGCCATGTCGGCGATCAGGATAGGCTGCTTGCCGGCGGCCAGGATGTCATCGCGCTCGGCACGCGCCGCCTTCGTGCGCCAGTCGTCCGCGTCCACCTCAACCAGCCCGGCACCCTTACCGAGCAGGATTTCATGCGCCGCGCTGCCGAAGTCGAATTTCGTCTCGTTCTGCGGCGCGTGGTCAGGATTGAGCCGCGGGTGGGCTGTCCAGGCGTGCTTCGGCGACTTGTCGAGCAGTACCTTCGCCATGCTTGCGGAAAGCGACGGTTCGGGGCAGCAGTCCGCATGGTACTGCGCCGCGCTCATCCGGTAGAAGCCGGGCCACGTGACGCGCTGGCCAGCGGCGAGGTCGATAGGGTGGATCATGCTGCGGTCCTCTTTCTGCCACGCTCGACAGCGGCAAGCCGCTGCGCCGCTTCCTTCGCCTGCTCAGCGACGAGCCATGCGCCCGCACGCGCAACGGCGATCTCCTTCGTCTCGCCGAAGAACACCATCGGCAGTCGCTCGGTGCCCTCGTAATAAGCCGCGATCCAAGCGTGTGCGGGCGGAGCGTCCTTGGACTGATGTGCGACGATCCTCACGGGCTCCCCTCCCTGCTGGCGGCGTCGGGCTCCGGGGGAGGCGGCAAAGGCTGCCAGTGCGTGGCGTAGCCATCATACGAGATCGAACTAGCGACCTCGTTGCGCTCACCCCAAGACCCCTTCCCAACCGTGATCCAGAAAGGTCCGTCGCCTACCCGGCACGCCAACAGAACCTCGATGTCGTGCGGCGCCGGATCGTTCTCTATCGCCCGCCAGCCGGCCAGGTGCGCGGCGGCGGCTGCGAGGGCGGCGCGGGCGACGTCCGTCACATCGGTCCCGGACGGAATGTCGAGCATCCGATAAAGGACTTGTGCGATTGCCTCGACGGCCGCGTCAGTTGGGCTATGCATCGGGGGCCTCGCAGATCGGGAGTGTTGGACTGTTTGCCCATTCGAGAAGTGCAGCGGCGTGGCACATGTCCGGCTCACCGGGAGCTGGTAGTTTGCACCAACAAGCCAGAGACTTGCCACGCAGCGCCAGTCTGGCGCGTTCTTTCAGGTGATCAGTTGCCGTATGCCGATAGATCGTGATGGCGGCCTTGACGGCTTCGTCCCTGGTCTTGAACATCCAGACCCTGGAATCGCTCT